GTAACAAGAAGTCGGGAAGATTTATTTTTTCAAATCCCGAAGAAAATAGTCTTTATGATACGAAATTCACCCGCAAAGAACTTGAAGAAGAAGGATTTGGTGAAGTATTTGATAGCCCGCTGTTTGAAGTCGAGGAGGTAGATTGATGATACAAACGCTTGAAGAAGGAATGAAGAATCAAAGTAAACGCATAAAAATCCCAATGGAAATCAGACCGTTTGATGTGGGTTATCGAATAGTAAATAAACACGGTCAAGCGCTCGCTTTAAGAAATGGGGCAAGTATATTCGCTTTAGCTTCGCTGGCCGAAAAAGCGATAAAGAAAGAGTTTGGAAAAAATGATCCAGACTTTGACATTGAAAAATATTCATTTGAAGAGGTCGCTATTGTCAATTTAAGTAAATTTCATAGTTATTTTGAGGAGGTGGAGTGATGGAACGACCTGAACGATACCCATCTGGAAGCTTCATTCCAGAACTTATTGAAGATGACAATATTATCTTTAACAAAGATAGCGAATATCACAAGCAGAAGAAAAAAGAAAAGAAAAATCCTATTTTTAAAAGAAATAAGTCCAAAAATAGATGGGCGCTTTGAGGAGGCGGAAGAATGAACCTTAGACAAAAACGAAAACACTATAATTATTCGTATAGATATTTCGTGGCATGGATAGTTGTTAATGATAAAATTTCATTCGCTGTATGCCCGAAGAAATTTAAGAAAACACTCAAGCGAAAATTAAAGGTTAATAAAACCTATGAATACGCAGAGTGTTGCAGAAAATATTTCCACTACGAAGAATATCACGGTGAAATGCCGAAATTTATGAGAAATGAAAGAGGTGCAAGATGATTCCAAACCCCGAACTTCTGGAGGTCAACAATGACCGAGTTTAAACTAATATTTTTCATTGCCTCTTGCGTAATATCATTTTACGCAGGGGCTGTTCTTAGCAAACCAAAACAGCCAATCATCATTTATCAGGTCGATAATGCAGGCGCTGAAATGCACGGAAGAATCACAGATAAGGAAGTCATAGAGGGACGCTACACGGTCACGGCTGGGGCCTATGGAAAGTTTTTAGTAACAGAAGAACAATATAATCAGCTAGGAATCGGTGACGAGATCCCCGAATATTTGAAGAAAAGAGGAAATTAAGATGAATGATTACAAACAAAGAATGATTGAAGAATACAAGCAATTAGCAGAACGATTTATTAAATTGGGCAGACTGATTGAAAAGCACAATTCAGGAACCCTTGATTTTAAGCCTGCATGTCCTATGGAGTTACTAGAAGATCAGTATTGCGCTATGCGTCTATATCTTAATACACTTGTACAGCGTGCAACGATCGAAGGGATCAATTTTAACGATATTGAAATTGAAGCAGGAGATACAGAATGAGAATTAAAGCATTTAGCGGGGCTATTATCAAGGTCGATAAGATGAAACGTAGTATCACCATTGATGGCAGAGAATACAAGGCCGATTGTCGAGCCTATGCCAAGGACAACGAAGATGGCACAGGCACAATCACGCTGATTTTTGACGGGAAATTGATAAAATGACATCAAAATTAGAAAGTAGGATTGAACAGCTAGAACACACGAAAGAGTGCTACTTGAAGGACCTAGAGCCTGAAAGCTTGGCTATAATCAAAAATAGCTTTGGCTTACAAGTGGCGTCCAAGCGTAGAGATTGGCTAAAAAGAAAAGTAAAAGAATGTGATGAGGAGATAGCATGCTTGAAGAAAGACCTATCCCGCTCTTACCAGAAATAGACGAACGAGCCACGATCCAGAAGGCCAAAGATAAGCTCAAGGAATATCCTGTCTGGCGTGAGATCGCTTGTGACGAACCGATCCAGAGGATCACGCAGGATTTTACCTTCGAGCCACGGGGCGGAGGTGGACCGAGCCGACAAGTCGAGAATCTAGCGGTTCACAGAGTAGACGCTTATGCCGAATTGGAAGAGATCGAGCAGGCTATTTCAAGGCTGATTAATCCGACATACCGATTCATTTTGCACTCAAGGTTTACTAAAACAGTCCCTGAAATGGCAGTAGCAATCTATGACAGATTAGACATAGAGAAGACCCGCTATCAGGAATTGCTTGATAGGGCCTTGATTGCCTTTGCTTGGCAATATCGAAATGGCATACTGATTTGTGAAAAGCGGTAAAAGAGCGGTAAAAGAGCGGTAAAAGAGCGGTAAAAGAGCGGGAACCACAAGGGATTTTAAGTGATAAAATAGTATTGTCAAGAGAACCGACAGAGGTATCTAATTGACGTTTCGTTTCATTTTCATTTTAAACTCCCAAGGTTTGTTTAGGAGAGGGCGCTAGGCCATTACCTGATGCAATTTCAGGCTCTCTTTTATTTAGCCACGAAACAATAAAAATTAGAAATTCGTACAGTAGCGCCTTCCGTGGCTGGGCGCATTTAGGGAATAATGGTTAAGAGGTCTGAAATTTTCCTTTGTTGTCATGTGGATTTAAACCTTCTAGCTTACATAATGATTAAAACCTTTTTCAAAAAATCATGCAACCTCTTCCGGTTCGATTCCGGCATTTCCCATTATATCTCTGTGAGTAGCTATCACAGTGGAGGTATAGGGCGGTAATTAGATTTAGGCTGATTAACCTGTAGGACAGAGATAAAGTAGCGCTATATAAAGCTCTGGTGGGGGAAGCACCCACTTACCGCATACGGTCACTCATTGAGTGGCTTTTTATTTTGTAAAAAATGGAGGTGATGGAAAATTGAACGAGAGACAAAGACGATTTGCAGATGAGTACATCATCACAGGAAGCGTCTACCAGTCGGCTATTAATGCCGGGTATAGTGAAAATTATGCCAAGGCTAGAGCGCATGAGTTGTTGGTAAATGTTGGTGTTTCCGAATATATCCAAAAACGCATGGAAGAGTTGCAAGACGAGAAGATTTTGACGCAGAAGCAGATTCTTGTCATGCTCTCTGAAATTGCTTCAGGGCAAGCAATGGAAACAATGGTGGTGACAACCAAGGTTGCAGAATTGAAGTTTGATCCGATTTCCAAAAAGAGTGTGAAAGTTTATAACGAAATTCCTCAGCTTGTCGAATATCCGACGAAAAACAGCGATAGGAACAAGGCTCTTGAACTGCTCGGTAAGCGGTATAGCATGTGGACCGATAAGCAGGACATAACCCAAAAGACTATCGAAATTAAAGTTGGTGAATGGGATGCTGACGAAGAGTAGGCCCAAAATCGAAATAGTCATTGAATATCCAAGCAGGGTCTTCAATAAGCATATATACGACAAGTTAACGGATTACTCACATTTTACCGAGGTTCATTATGGCGGGGCCTCCTCCGGTAAAAGCCACGGCGTTATTCAAAAGGTCGTATTTAAGGCTTGCCAAGACTGGAAATATCCCCGAAAGGTCCTATTCCTTCGCAAAGTAGGCTCTACAGTCTACGATTCGATTTTTGAGGACGTCAAGCAGTGCCTGGACGCTTGGGGCTTGTTGGATAAGTGCAAGGTCAATAATTCAGCTTATCGGATTGAGCTACCAAATGGCGCCCAGTTTATTTTTAAAGGTCTTGATAATCCAGAGAAAATCAAGTCTATCAAGGGTGTATCGGACATTGTCATGGAAGAGGCTTCCGAGTTTACGCTTGACGACTATACACAGCTTACGCTTCGTCTTCGGGACAAGAAGCACAAGCAGAAGCAGATCTTCTTGATGTTTAACCCGGTGTCCAAGGTTAACTGGACCTACAACGCATTTTTCGTTAAAAGTCCGAAAAATACAGTAGTCTATCATACGTCATACAAGGATAACCGGTTCCTTGACAAGGTCACGATTGAAAATATCGAAGAGCTGGCTAATCGTAACGAGGCTTACTACAAGATTTACGCTTTGGGCGAGTTCGCAACGCTTGACAAGCTGGTATTTCCGAAGTACGAGAAGAGGTTATTAAACAGAGATGAGCTGGCGCATTTGCCGGCTTATTTCGGTCTTGACTACGGATTTATCAATGACCCGTCAGCATTAATGCACGTCAGGATAGATGACGAAAACAGGAAGCTGTACGTCCTAGAAGAATTTGTTAGAAAGAATTTGACCAATGACAAGATCGCAGAAAGTATTAAGGCCCTTGGGTATGCCAAGGAAGAAATACGGGCCGACTCAGCCGAGAAGAAATCTAATCAGGAATTGCGAAATCTTGGAATCCCTAGAGTTATTGACGTGCAGAAAGGCCCCGGATCAGTCATGCAAGGAATCCAGTATCTACTACAGTATGACTGGGTAGTTGATGAAAGATGCGTCAAGCTGATTGAGGAGCTGGAAAATTACACATGGAAGAAAGACAAGAAGACCAATGAATACATTAACGAGCCAGTCGATAGCTACAATCACTGCATAGACGCTATCAGGTACGCATTGCAAGACCGCATTTACCAGACGAAGAAAGACGTGGACGTTGGTAAGGCAATCAACAAGATTAATAAGATGTTCAGGAGGTAAGAATGGACAAAGTAAACGAATTTGAGCATGGGATAGACAACGTGACTAAGACGAGATTTGACAGTCTGTATTTTGGCGCATTGTCAAACGAACAATTCAGATATACGTCAGCAGACGACTTACTAAATACAGACGCAGGCCGGAAGGCTCTAAGGGACATGATACAGACGTTCTTTGACTCGCAGAAGAAGCGTTTGAAAGTTCTTGATTCGTATGCTAAGGGTGACAATTACAGCATTTTATCAGGTCACAGACGCTTAGACAACGAGAAGGCAGACTATCGAGTCCGTCATAAATGGGGCGGATATATTTCAGGCTTCGCTACTAGCTATGTTATCGGAAATCCGGTAACAATCGGGGTCCTAGAGGGTGCTAATATGGACCAGCTAAAGACTATCGAAGAGATCGAATGGCAAAACGACATCAACGCCCTAAATGGCGACTTAGCCTTTGACGCTTCCGTTTATGGCCGGGCCTTTGAGTACCATTTCAGGGACCGTGATAATGTAGATAGAGTGGTTTTAATTAGCCCTCTTGAAATGTTCGTTATCCGTGATCTGACGGTAGAACAAAACATCATTTGCGCCGTACACTTGCCAGTCTTTGCGGATAAAGTAAATGCAACGATCTACACTAAGGACCAGATCACCAGCTTTAAACCGTTCTCAGCAAGTTCTATCAAGCTTGAGACAGCAGAGACCAATAAGCACGAATACAACGACGTTCCAGTCGTTGAATGGTGGAATAATCGTTTTAGAATGGGCGACTATGAGAGCGAAATCTCACTAATCGACGCATACGACGCTGGACAGTCTGACACAGCTAATTACATGAGCGACCTCAACGACGCTATGTTGCTAATCAAGGGAGACCTTGAAGCAATCGGGGCAAGCGCTGATAACGTGGCCAAAATGAAAGACGCTAACACGTTACTACTTCAAACCGGAATCAGCGCCAATGGCCAACAGACGACAGCCGACGCAGACTACATCTACAAGAAATATGATGTTAGCGGGACAGAGGCCTATAAGAACCGTCTAGCAAATGACATTCACAGGTTCAGTCGAATCCCTAATCTTGAGGACGACCGCTTCAACTCTACATCTTCCGGTATCGCTCTATTGTACAAGATGATAGGTCTTGAACAAGTCCGCAAAGACAAAGAGACCTACTACACAAAGGCCCTACGTCGCAGATACGAGCTTATAAGTAATGTTCATAAAGCCATCAATGGCTCAATTATCGAAGCTAACAAGCTGACTTTCACCTTCCACCCGAATATTCCACAAGACGTTTGGACCGAAATTAAAGCCTATATTGAGGCAGGAGGCGCTTTGTCACAAGAAACCTTGATGAACAATGCAAGCTTCACGGACTACAAGACCGAACAGAGCCGTATTTTGAAGGAGCAAGGGGCCAGCGACGGAGAAATCAGCCAGATTGTAGGTGCTAAAGATGACGAACAGCCAGACGAAGAGGAATAATAGACTATACAATGCCGAGCGCAAGGCTCAGGCTGAACTGATTAAGCGGGATATAGAGCGGGACAAGCTCTTATCTAGCTTGTATCAGGAGTCATACGACCGCTTGCAGTCTGAGATAGACCGGTTTTACATGACCTATGCCGGCAAGGAAGGTTTGACCAAGCAAGAGGCCATGAGAAGAGCCTCAGAGTTTGATGTTACTAAGTTCAATGACAAGGCCAGACAGGCAGTCAAGACAAGAGACTTTAGCAACAAGACAAATAGTATGCTAAGGACCTACAATTTGAAGATGAAGGTCAGCAGATTAGAGCTTTTAAAGGCCGAGCTAGCCCTTGAAATGCAAAATCTAACAGCAGATGTTAACCAAGTCTTTGACAAGGCTAGAGCGGACGAATTTTTGAACGAATACAAGCGTCAAGCAGGGATTTTGGGTGTTTCTTCCAGCGGAGCAGAAAAACGCATGAAGAGCATTTTAGACGCTGATTTCTACGGCCAGAATTTTTCAAGTCGTGTTTGGGGTAGGACGGGCTTACACGCCAACTTGCAAAGAGACGTCTTCTCCTCACTCAATCGTATCTACACGGACATGATGGGTTACAAGCAGGAAGCCAAGCTCTTGGCTAACAGGTACGGCACTAGCAAAGAAAACGCTAAGAGGCTCTTAAAAACCGAGATAGCACGTATTAACGCAGATACACAGCTTGCTATGC